CTGCACACCCGCAGACGCGCAGTAGCACTTCCAGTGTGCATACTCTGAAGGAGTTAAGTCTTCTGACTAGACGCCTGGCATCTGCTTAAGGTAAAGCGGGATGGTAGAGTTGATTGCTGAAAAGTTTACACTAGCTGCACGACCAAATACTGAAGCACTCGGGTATGAGTCAACTACACGTGAGAAAGTAGTAAGTGTAAAGCGTAAGGTATTGCTCTTAAGTACAGAGGCGATACAGCTAGTACTGTTAGGTGCCAAAGTAGTCAGATCGTTTGTAGTGTTGCAGAAGATTTTCTTAGATGCTTCAGCGTACTTAGCAATATCTAAAGTCTGGTTACCCTCACCTGCAGAACCGTTATCGCGGAACTCTTGGTGTGTAACTAAGCCAACAAACTCTACACCTTGGTTCTCTGCCTCAGCAAGTGATTGCGTAGCAGACTCAGCATCAACACCATCAATAGCACGTGCAACACCTTCTTTTAAACCCAATGCAGTTGATGCTAAAGTGTTTGCAGCAGCAGTAATATAGTTTGGAGAGGCAGGAGCACCTGCGTTAGCTTCAGCATCTTTAATTACAAACTGGTAGCCATTGTGCTCTACAACTGCACCAGACAACTCTGCATCTAATACAGTAGTTAGCTCAGCAGCAATAGTGTTGTAGTTTACAGGCGAGGCAGATGACAGTGCTGTAGCATCAAATGATACTGGTGTGTTGTTGATTGTTAAGCTGACTAACTCTTCGCCACCAGTCCAAGTACCACCAGAGGCACCTTCGACCAACTCTTCTGCAGTGTCAGAACCACCACCTACAAGTACGCCTACTTGATTTGTCTGGTAGTTGACAATTGCAACAAAGTCTCGAGGTGTAGGTGTCTGGCTGTAGAATGCAGTAGCCGCTTTGTGTACTTCCGAGCTAGTTTCCCAGTCACCTGATACAGCGGCAAGGCTTGTATAAGCTCGGCCACGCTCTCCGACAGAGATCTCTTTGCCAGCTTTGGCATCGTCTGTGTCGTTAGTCAGGAAGCCGAGGATGCCAAAGTTACCACCAGCAACACCCGTAGGTGCTACAGAGATGGACACATCAGCAAATTCAGTAATTTCAATCGACATGATTGTTAATCCTTATTCGTTAATTTCAAAATTGAGCAAGTAGCTTTTACTACCCTCAACAAATTCACCACCTGCCCTCAAGGAAGTAATGTTGTTCGTTGTATACTCAAAGATTCTTGTGGAGTAAAGCTCTATTGAAAAGCCTTGACGCATTTCCCATTCTTTCTCAAGCTTGGCTGATTCGTTTGAAAGTGGTGTACATCTTATAAAGCCATAGCCAGACTGAATCATAAGAAGCTTCATAGCCTCCGTAGTCCAACCATGTAAGATCATAGTGGAAGGTATGCCAGTTGTGTCCACTACACCTACCCTGAAACGTAGCCGTGTAGGGCTTATAACTCTAAACGTAGTTTCTAGGTCAGTCTGAGATACTATCCTGTTATTAGGTATACCTACTGCGTACTCTTCAAGCAACCTAATGTGAGCAAACTCTCCAGGAGGTTTCTCTGCACCGTTCTGTCTTGCTGGGTAAGAGAATTTAGGTATACCTACCATGGTATCTATGAATGTCTGCACTACTTGAACATCTGCTCTTTGTATCGTAACTATGTTTTCTCCACTCATTTTTCCTGTGCCTCTATAAGAAATGAGTTGAAACCAAACACATCTTCGTCAGATTGCTGTATAATGCGGAAGGTCTTACCTTTGAAGATGATACGGTCTTGCACTTTTACAGTGTATATGTCTTTAACATATAGTGAGCGGTAGTCGCTGTAACGTGAACCTCCATCTTCGTTGTGCAAAGCTATACCCTCTTCAAACTGAGAGAACTTGTTGCCCACAATAACACGCCCAAAGATTGTACTCTTATTTTCTTTACCCTCTACCCAGTTGTTGTATTCATCCCAACTTCCTGGTGTGATACTTACCAGAGTCATATCAGTTAACATTTTAGCGTTAAAAGCCCTGTGCATGCTCATTGCCATATCAAATACCTCTAGGGCCAGTTAATACAGTTTTCCTGTACGTCCAGTACCTCTTACCATAAGATGTAGATAAGAGTTCATCTTGAGTAGGCGCAGCTTCAGCTACAGCTTGCTTGATAACTACATCGTCTACTTCCTGATGAGATATAGGGCCAGTAACACCACCGTCACCTGTCTCTGTGTTCTGAGCTAGGTACAGGTAATGGGCCGCTAAATACTGGTGAGCTACGTCATAAAAGTTTAGCCACTTGTCAGGGCTACTCATACGAAGTGCAGCATCATCCAGAAATAACTGAACTCGATCATCATCTTGATTACAGAACTCAGGAAACCTTGTATGGAAATCTGCTACACTCGCCATGGTTAAGCTTCCTTCTTAGCAGGAGCTTTCTTAGCAGCAGGTTTAGCAGGTGCCTTTTCGGGCTCAGCTTCTTCAAGCAATGCTTTAGCAGCAGCAATAGCTTCAGCCTTTTCCTTGGCTTTTACTTCTTCCGACTTCACAGGGGCAACAACAATTTTAATCTTGCCAGCTTCAACACCTGATTTAATTTGATCTTCAATCAATGCATAATCTTTATCATCTAGCTCTAATGTGGCGCCAGAGGGAATCAACACTCGGTTACCTTTTGAGTTGATGAGGCTTGCATTGAAAGGAAGGTTTGATTTAAGTTTCATTTATTTCTCCAATATTATTGAGCACTTAGGATTTTATAAGTCCTATCTTGATTCTCTTTAATGTGCAATATGTTTGCATCCATACGTGGTATGATACTACTTAACTCTATGACCACTGCATTTATACGTTTGTCTTCTACCTGCTCCGCTTTTAGTGTGGCTAGTTCTAAGTTTACTTCCTTAAACTCGTTAACTGTATACCCACCAAAGCTGATAGCTCCCGTAATTAATATGGGAGCCAAATACTCTTGTACAGTATCTAAGTTCATATCTCTTCCTTAGAATAATGCCCCGCCTAAGCAGGGCAAACAACTTAAGCCTTAGCACCCATTAGGAAGTGATGTACTGCTGCAGGACGAATAGTCTCTACGCCAGCGAAGCGGCCATAACAGTTGATCTCAAACTCAAGACCTTTCAACTGTACAGGTAAGTGAACGTATGGGAAAGGCTCACGAATACGTAGGTTATCAGTACCGTTAGCAATAACAGTAATACCTTCGTAGCCAGCATTTGGCTCGATCTTATCATCGATAGTACCAACAGTGGCGTTAGGGAAGATACTTTCAAGTTCGTTGATATCTTTGAACTGGTCAACAGATGTGATGAACTTGTTGTTCTGTACAAACCACTGGATGATAGATGTATCAGTAGTTTCTGAACGAGGTGTGTTGTGCAACAACTGAAGGTTTTCTACAGACAACCAGATCTCGTTAGGACGGAACAACTGCTTGGTATCTACGTACATAGCTGTTACAGCGTCAGTAAGATCCTTGATGATTGCAGCAGGAGTCTTATCAGCCCAGTGCATATCAACACCAGCAGTACCAGATAACAATGAACGGTTAGCTGTAAGTGCAGGAGCACCAGCAGGGCCATCATAAATGCCGTGAATGTTGTTCTCAGCAGATCCGAAGAAGATCAACTGGTTTACTTTCTCTTCGTATGAACGACGAGTAGCTTCAGCTTTACGGCTGTCCAAAGGCATACCAACTAGCTTAGCTGCTGCAATCTCCTGACGCGAGTAACCATAAGCGTTACCAAGAGTCTTAACAGTGATCGAGTATTCTTTACCCGAGATATCGCCACGTGGTAGGTCAGTAGCTTTACCTGCAATTATTGCAGTCTCGCCACGCTTGTCATAGCTTCGGTATGTGATAGCATTGATACCTTCACCGCCTTCGGTGTTAGTAGTCAATAGCTCACGACCTTTAAGGTCTGGATAGAGAACATCATAAGATGTAGCCTGAATGTATTCAAGCTGTCTCTGGAAGAACAAGCCTTCGTCATCTGTGGCGAATGTGCCGTTAGCAACCATAGCTGAGATCGCATCGGTTAGCTCAACTTCAATCATTGGCTGATCTTTAAGCTCTACGTTGTGCTCATCAATTGCAAATGCTTTTACTTTAATACCCATGAGTATATTTTCCTAAGTGATTGTTACGAGTCGGCGCCTATTGACCGACTCGTGAATATTAACTAATAACGCTTAAACGATGTCTAGGCGAACTTTGATGATGTCACCTACAACGCCAGCTTGCTCAGCTACAACGTTATTTGAAACTACGAAGTTACCAGAAGAAATACCGCCACCAGCAAACTCACCAGTAACAGTATCTACTGAAAGCTTCTCACCGATAGATGCGGCAGTGTCAGTAACTTCAATGTACAAATAACCTTGACGGATAAGTGATGCAGAGTAAGTAGACTTGTAGCCAGTGTCGTTTCCGCTTGAAGGGATGCTGTTTGCTTCGTGGTTGTATTCACGTTGAGAGATAGCAAATACGTCAGCAGCAGCACCTAGCAATACGCCACGCTCACTCACGCCACGCTTTACAGCTTTACCGAAACCAATAGCATAGCCTTCAGCAGTGTTGGCATCTTCTACTATACCAGTCTGTACAACACGTGGGCCAGAGTCAACAAGCTCACCAGCGTAACCTTTTGCAGTGTAAAGGTTAAAGTTTTGAATAGTCATTATGGATATTCCTTATTTGGAGTTACGAGCGATCATGGCAGCACGTTTCTTTTCGGCTAGGCTGATCTGTGGTTTTTGGTCAACGATAATATCTGAGGCTTCTTTAGCCATCAGCTTACCCATTGGTGTTTCGCCTTTAGCGGCGTCTACTAGCATTTCAAAGATTGCAGCAACGTAGTCGTCACTTTTACCTTCGAGATCTCTGGTAGGCATTTGGTCTTCAATAACCATGCGATGGATTTCTGAAACTGACTTGTCAGCAACGTCACGCATGTCTGCAACCAATCGTGCATTCTCGATAGCTTTGCAACGCTCGACAACACCTTCACTAGCAGCCAATACAGCACTGGCCAGCTTTTCTTCAGCATCAGCAAGAGCAGCAGCTTTTACTTTAGCATCTTCTTCTAGTTCAACAATCTTAGCATCAGCCAGGGCCAACTTTTCTTCAGCGTCAGTTACCAATGCAACCTGTGCATCAAACTCGTCTGCTGTGAAAGTCTTAGCAACTTCAACTTCAACGCCAGCTTCAGTTAGAGTAGATTCGTCAGCAAGGTCGATAGCTTCGTCAGAAATTCGACAGCTTGATCCTGCTCTTCCTTTGGCAACAATAGCAATGTGATTAGCACGAATGTTACGCTGAAACAGCTTACCTTCCACTTCTTCGATGTCGCACAGATACCCAGCACTAAGCTCTTGAGTACCGTCTTCGAGAGCATCAATAGCTTCCTTTGCGGTTAGTATTAGAGTACCACCTAAAGTATCTTCGTCACGAACTGGCATACCTTCAAGCATACCTACTTGCAACTCTTTTGAGTTATCAGCAGATACAGCAATCGATTTACCATCGGCATCTTTGGGGTGACCAATTGTAACAGGCGCCGAACGGAAAGACTCAAGTGAATCTTGGGCAAATACATCAGCCTCGTCACGCCATACTGTTACGATTTCTTTTGCGTCCCGGTCTTGCAGACCTAGCTGACCAGCAGTGTATAGCTGAGAACCTGTACGAGCAAAAGCACAAGGCACATGCATCTGTCCAGCATCAGTTAGCTTACGACTGGTAGGGACACTAATGCGATCATTTAATAGGATCATTTCTTAGTTCCTGTTGTTGGTTTAGGGGCGGGAGGGTTTGGGTTATCGCCCACAGTTGCGGTTGAATCTACTGAACCATACTCTTTCAATATTTCAAGTGCAGATTCACGGCTTAGGATTCCTGCCTCAGTTAATGTAGCCATCTCTTCCGATTTGGCCTTATAGCGATCTGCCTTTTGAGCAGCAGATTCAGGGAAGATACAGTTCCACTCATACGTGAAATCATCTTCACTCAACCCAAAGTGAGCAGCCAGCAAAGTATCAATAACCTTTATTCGAGGTTCGTATACATCTTTGTGCAGCCCTTGTAAAGTCTCAATGTAGTTTACCAGATCTGATTCACCCGTAGCATTCATTCCATCGGGCGATGCCGAGAGAAATCTTGTGGCCGGTATGGATACGCTGGCTGAAACCATCTTGAGATATTCCCAGATCAAGTCCTTCACGCCCGAAAGCTGAATCTTCTTCTGGTCGTACTCTTCAGTACTGTCTAATATTGA